GTACTTAATCCACTTGGATATAAATAATTAACAGTAACGGTTGCACTTGCGGATGATGGTGCACTTGTTGCAGTAATTGTATAAGTTGTAGAAGTAGGCGTTGATGTAACAAGGTAATTACCAAAGAAAGTGTATCCTCCTACCGTATAAGAAGTAGAAAAATTAATGTAATCCCCTACATTCGGACTATATGAATTGTCTGTTAAAGTAACAGTAGTTGTTCCATTGGTTGTTATAGTAACCGATGTATCTGTTTGAATAATCGGTGTAATATCATTGTAGATACCGCCAAAATACAAATAATAACTTGTGCTGGTTCCTACACCAATATAGTTATTACTAATGCCTGTTGTTGCACTTGACCACACCCATAACGATCTTGCTATTCCATTAAATGTGCTTGAACTAACCTGTGTCCAACCACCAATTTTTTCAGGTAGCCCAGCACGAAATCGAACTTTGTCACCATCATACCAACCACCAGAGTTGGAATAATTTGTGCCTTCTCGATACAAGCCAGGCTTTAAAGTTAATTTGCGTAAAGGCATAGGGTTTATACCAGTATCTTTAGTACTTTAGTAATATTTAATGTTCGCTCTGCTAATCCCAACAAACCACCATTAATACGTTGCGTCATGGTTTTATAATCATCAGCATCAGCACACATATTGAGCGTTCTTTTATTCCAAAACCAGCCAGCAGATAAACAAGCGTATTCTGGCTGTAACAGTAAATCAGGATTATTAATTGCATCAACTCCTGTAGCATCGGTAAATGCTTTATAAGAATCACGACCAGTAAGTTGGACCAAACCCCTTCCTCTGTACTTAAAACCATCACCATCTTCTAAATTACCCATACGGCCTCCATAAATCTTATTGGCAATCTTTTCTGGTGTGTCAAATGGTAAGGCTGATTCTACAGTAGGAAAACGACTTGGAAAAACAGCATGTAAACGATCAGGTTTGTAATGAAGATTTTCTTCAACAATTTTAAAGTTACCTGACTCATGCATACATTGACCAATGAATGATGCTTGTCTTTTAGGTGTATTAATTTGATACTTTTCAAATACATCTAATAATGGCTGTAACCATTTTTCATCAATACCAATTGCTTTTAACTGGTCATTTGTCATCATTTTCACCTATTTTAATTCCTGTAATCAAGCCAATAAATCCACCAATAACGGTTTGAAATGCTGGTCCAATAATGTCAAACACCTTCGTATCATCCACAGCTGGATCAATGATGGCATAAATAAACATAATGATAAATGCAGCAATAACACCCACTAAAGCATAAGTGGAAATTACTAATATATGATCTTTTGTGTTCATTTTGATGCTACTCCTTGTACTTTTTCAAATGTTCTTAAACCACCCATGCCAAGCATTCCCATCATGAGTTGCCATAAATTATCATCAAGACCTGGCAATGGAGGTACATTGACTCCAAAAGCAGGTAATATTCCAGTTGCAAGCGGCTTTCCTAAATATTGGTAAGCTAAAGCCAGGGCACATACCCAACCAATTGCTGGTCTCCATCCAGAGACAAATAGACTAGAACTAGCAGCTTCTACTTTGTTAATATCAGTTTGAGCTGTCATCGTGGCAAGATCGCCAGACTGTTGTAGTTTTAGGAGTTCTAACTTGGCGTTAGCGGCTTGAGCTGGATCTGGAAAGATTCTAGTGATTAGAGTATTACCAAGGTCTAAGGCTGCTGAAATTGGATCTAGTGCCATATCAATCCTTTAAAAGAATAATTAACATCATACAAATTAATGCCATCATTGTCCACCATTTAAACAGTTCATCATCCACGGACTATATCTTTCTTGGTTCGTACTAACACCTTATGTTCTTTATCAAACTTCGGTTTTGGTACTCGTATTTTCTCTAGTTCTTTAATCTCAAAATGTAAATAAATAACATAAGACCAAATAGCTAATTCAACTAAAAATACCGCAAACCAATACTTAACCCAGCTCATACAAGATTAAAATAAAACAACAAACAAGTAATTATAAAAGCAGCAAACCAACAATAAAACTGAACTCGCCTTACATCTTCAAGTTTATGTCCGTAATACTTCTTACTCTCCTGATGTTCCTTCTCTACTACTGCTTTTAACTCTAATACCTTACTCCATTCTTTAGCACCATACTTGGCTTTAAACTCTCGTTCGGCTTGATTTTCTGCTTCTATAATTGCACTTTGATTTTGATACTCTTGGATTGCTCGATATATCATCGAGTTCTCCATTGCTTCTTCGTGTAACTTATGTTTCTTTCGTGCTTCTAATTCCTGTAAAGCGACCTCTGTTCCATCACGTTGAATATTTTCAATGCTTTTAGTGAGCTTCTTTCCAGCCTCTCTACTTTGTTCAAGGCTCTCAGCTAAAGACTTTGCTCCTTCGGCAATCGGATTGATGTCTGGCATTTCATTAAATTGTTACTACCATAATATTAGTACCGCCTGACATTGCATTCCAATTGTTTCTAACTTGAGCAGTAGCATATGCATATCCTGGATCTCCTGGACTTCCTGAACCATTATTACCGTAAATTCTTAATGTTGTATTACCATCCCAATTTGCATACGGTGTCCCAAAATAACCAAATTGATTATCGTTGTTATTATAAAGAGTACCATAGGTATTAGTATTTGCAGTTTTTACTTGAATAACTGCCCAAGATTGATATGAACCATCCCCATTGGGATCACCTCCTGATACTCCAGAACCATCTCCATATATTGCAACAACTACATATAAACCCCAACCAGATAATCCATAAGAACCATTAGAGAATTCAACACTCCATGCACAACCATCATCTGGTTGGTCTCCTGAAGATCTTTGATTACTACCCCATTGTGTATAAGTTGGCACATTTGTAAATTGATTTAAAGATATTGTTCCTGAAGTTGGAACGGTATTAGGGTAAACACCAGGAGGTATACTTTGTCCTTGATAAAGTTGGCTCATTGAAACTGGGTTACTTAAGCCAAAATTAGTTTTAATACTTCCAATATCTATACTCATTATGGTGTTCCGTATGCAGTAATATTACCTGTAACAATAAAATTGCCTGATGAATCTAAAGAACCTACATTTGTTCCGTTGTAATTAAAATAAAGTTTTGTTCCTGTTGGTGTTACATTCCAACCACCTGAGTTAGTAATTCGTGTAGCATTAGTGGCATTAGTTGCGGTTGCCGCATTTCCACCAATAGATAAGTTGGCTACAGGAGTTGTTGAACTAACTAAAAATGGTGCTGTGCCTGTTGTTACTGTTGAAGTAAATGTTGTAGCCATAACTGTGCCGCTTGTGGTTATTGAGCCATCACTATTAAATTTTAAAAATCCATATTGAGCACTACTCGTATTATTTGTTGCTTGTAAATAAACAGTATTTGGGTTTCCTGTTGCATCTCTTAAAATAACAGCACCAGTTGAACCGCTATTTGGCGATGTAAAGTAGGATTGACCAGTAGACGTGTAATTAACTGCTGTATAGCTATTGGATGTATTTAAAGCATTTGCTGTTGTAGCGGTTGTAGCAGATGTTGCAGATGTTGCTGTTGCAGCATTTCCACCAATGGAAAGACTTGCCGCTGTTCCTGTAAGTCCAGTTCCTGGTCCTGAAAATTGACTTGATGCCGTTATCGTTGTGCCACCAAGTGTTGTAAATGTTCCTGCCGCAGCTGTAGAATTACCGATAATAGTGCCGTTAATATTTCCGCCTGTAATCGCTACACTATTGGCGTTTTGCTGAGACATGGTTCCTAAAGAACCTGTTATGTTATTAACAAAAGCAGTCGTTGCTATTTTTGTAGAATTGTCTCCTGGGGATGGCGTAGGTGCTGTTGATGTTCCATTTAATGTTGTGGTTCCTGTAACGCTTAAAGTTCCACCTACTGACATATTTCCTGTATCTGTTTCACCAGCAGCTGTTAATGTACCAACTACTTTAAAATCTCCAGGAACGCCATTTAAAAGAGAATATACGCCAACTCCACTACCGCTTTGATTAGTTCCATCTAAATAAACTTGAGCTGTCATTCCTCCTGGAATTACCAATGTTGTAGATCCGCCAGATGCAGACATAGTAATTGGATAAGATCCTTGATTTACTATTGCATACACTTTATTGGCTGATCCACCTGGGCAAGTAATTGTACAAGCTGAAGTTCCTCCTTGAAATACAAGAACTGCATTTCTAGCGTCATCTAATGCACCGTTAATATTTGTTAATGTATAAGTGGTTAATCCTGAAATATTAATAGCCTGTACACCAGTAATGGCTTGCTCAAGCAGGGTACCAAGATTTGCATTGGTTACATTACCCCATGTGCCAGCTAAATCACCAGCTCCAATGATGGTGAGTTTTAATGAGGTTGAATACGATTCTGCCATAATGTTTCCTTATTGTGTATTGTTAATTAATACCCAGTTTGTTGTTTGATTATTACTTATTCCTGCCCAGCTTGGTGTATTTTGATCTAATATTGGATTAGGCACAATACCTGAAAAACTCAAATATCCTGCAAATGGTGCACCTCCAAAAGTACAAGTAGCAAACCCACCTATTTCATTAATTATTTGATTTCTATAATTCCAACTTGCATTTTCTGTATTGTTAATCGTAGCCCAATTTGGAATGTTGACATCAATAATTGGATTTGGTACAACTTTTGAAAAATTTAAATCCCCTGCAAATGGCGTACCAGCAAATGTACTTGTTGCAAATCCGCCAATCTCATTAATTATTTGATTCCTAAAACCCCAATTAGCTGTTTCACTATCATCAATTCTAATCCAACCTGATGTAATTTGCGAGTCTAAAATAGTAAAGGCTTCAACAATACTATCAAGGAAATTAGACTGCTGGGTACTAGAATCGGCTACTGTTATTGCTTCAGCAATTATTTCTACAAACTGGGCGGTTATACTTTGTGAATTATTTAATGTAGTCGGCTCAACTATACTTTCCACAAACCCAGCAATTATTGTTTCAACTTCAGCGATTGTTGTTGCTTCAGTTAAGCTTTCTATAAAAGATGATGTCTGTGTACTAAAGTCAGCAATACCAAAGTTTTCATTTAAACTTTCTAAGAATTGAGCGGTGATTGTTGGCGTATCTAGTACCGTTGTGTCTTCGGCTATGCTTAGTGGGAACTGAGCTGTTATTGTTTCAGTTTCAGTTATTGTTGTATTTTCAGTAATTGAATCTAATAGGTTAGCCTGTACCACATAAGATGGGTTTTCCAAGAATCCAACAGTATTAAAACTACCTGCAAACGGACTACCTGCTATAGCAAACGCAGAAATACTTGGCTGTTGAGGAACGCTATACGGTGTTTGTCCCCATGCTTCTACAATCGTCGCACTAAACTGGGCGGATATAGACTCTGACTCTGCACTAGTAATTGGCTCAGTAACGGTGAACTGGAACTGGATACTTGCTGCTTCTGTATCTGAAAGAGTACTATTTTCTGTCTGTGATTCTAAGAATGATGAAGATTGCGTACTAGAATCGGCTAAACCTGAGTTTTCTGTATCGCTTATGCTAAACTGAGCATTGATACTTGGCGTATCTGCTAGGTTTATGTTTTCTGTATCACTTACGGAAAACTGAGCGGTAATTGTTTCCGTCTCAGCACTTGTAATGTTTTCGGTTTGTGATTCTAGAAATGCGGAAGTCTGTGTGCTTGAGTCATTAGATGTTAGGGTTTCTACTATACCCTCAAAGAAGTTATCTTGTTCACTCTGTACATCAAATATCTGGGTTATTGTTTCTGTAATAGATTCCGCATACTGAGCAGCGAAAACTTGAGAATCGGCAACTCCAACATCTTCTGTTGTTGCTACAACAAATGCCACCCCAATTGCAGCAAATGAAACCTTAGCAAAAGGGGTGATTCCAAACATATTAGTTTGTTACTTCAGGTGCAACCTCTTTCGGAGTTTCAAGAGATTGTTTAAGCATATTAATAAATGCTTGTTTACCAACATTAAGTTGGTCTAAGTTAAACTTAGCTGAATCCATTTTCCGATCTAGGTCTACGCAGTGGTTAAATAGCACTTGCTGCTCGTTAGTTAAATCTTCAAAATTATATTCAACATTGTCTATCGTAATGGGGGTCTTTTTATCTTGTCCCATGTGATTCTCCTATAAATTGCCATCAAAAAAGGGCTGATGGCTTACCCTAAAATTAAGCTGACCAAGGCAAAGGTTGTGAACTTGGTGATACTGGTGGTGTAATCATAGAAGCAATTTGACCATCAATATTTGCATAGTAATTTGCTTGGTTGTCAGTAGCTTCATTAATCCATCCCAAAACTTCAGCTTGAGTTAGCTGTGAATAAGGTATGTAATTCTGTTCATTTTGTTCAGGTGTAAAAGTAATATTGCCACCAATGTCTGCTGTATGTGTGCCATCTGTACCTGATACTGTAAAGATAACATTTACAACATAACCTGTTGGGTTAGGTACTGTAAACATTTGATTGATTGTGGTTGTATAAGTTGTCATTTAGATACCTACCTTTGCTTTGAGTTGTTCAATAATTGCTTGTTGCTCTTGTATTGCTTTTACTAATGTTGGGATAAGTTCTTCGTGATTCATTGTTAGATAATCAATACCATCTTCACCAGCCTTAAATGTAGATATAGAATTTGGTAAAACTTCTTGAAATTCTTGAGCAATAAATCCAGCAGCATTTTTCTTATCTTGACCTTTGCCTTCTTTCCAATCAAAACGTCTTGGTTTTAATGCCATAACTGTAGATAAACCAGTATCAAGGTCTCTAATATTTTCTTTTAGTCTTTCATCAGAAATAGCAGTAATAACAATAGAAGTAGCGTGTATAGTTCCAGCCATATCAACATAAAAACGATAAGCACCAGCACCAGTAGAATATGTTGTCCAAGTTGATACTCCACTTCCAGATGCAGATAATGCCGTGCTTACAGCTCCAGTATTTGTATTTCCACTACCTAAAATAGAAAATCCTACAGTTGATGGACTATATGCAGTCTGTCCAACTAAAAAAGTTCCTTGATTATCAAATATACCTCTAGGATTACCATCACCATCAGATAAGACAATGTAGTTACTTGATGTACGGATGTCTAGACCGCCTTGGTTGCCTGAGTAACCACCAAGAATAGTGTTTTTAGAACCAGTAGTTACAAGTTGTCCTGAACTAGAACCTACAAAAGTATTATTATCTGCTGTGGTTAAGTTATAGCCAGCTTGCCTTCCGATTGCCACATTGTATCCATTTGCACCATTTGATGTATAACCTGCTTGAATGCCAATAAATGTATTTGCTACTCCTGTACTATTTGTATATCCAGCTTGATAACCTACTGCTGTGTTGTTAGATGCGGTGGTGTTAGCTTGAAGAGCTGAATTTCCTAATGCTGTATTTGAAGAACCTGTTGTATTTACATACAATGCATTTACACCAAATGCGTTATTTCCTGTTCCTGTGGTATTTGCTTGTAACGCTTGACCACCAAATGCTGAATTATAAGAAGCTGTTGTGTTATTGGCTAGTGCTTGATGACCAAAAGATGCGTTATAAGAGCCTGTTGTGTTTTTAGCTAATGCACCATTACCAAAAGCATTGTTATATGCACCTGTCGTATTAAATTGCAGAGCCGCACCAAGTACGCTATCACTTGCACCAACAGCGTTGTTATATGATGCAGTCGTGTTGCTGTATAAAGCATTTTGTCCAAAAGCAGAATTTAAACTACCAGTAGTATTTGCTTGTAATGCTTGATACCCAACAGCAGTATTGCTTGCACCACTTGTATTTGCTTGTAATGATAATTGTCCAATAGCCACATTATAAGAACCTGTTGCAGATGAACCACTTTGTGCGTATGCTTGTGCACCTATTGCAACTATGCCTGTTCCTGTAGTGTTGTAATATGCGGCGGCATAACCAATTGCAGTATTATTCGAAGCGGTTGTATTTGAATACAAAGCTTGCATACCCAAACCAGTATTATATGCTCCACCTGTATTTGAATATAAAGATTGCCAGCCTAAACCTGTATTAGCTCCACCTGTTGTTGTTAAAAATCCTGATTGAGAACCTATCCAAGTATTTGCACCTGGGCTTCCACCACTTTGTGTATAACCTGCTTGATAACCCAAAGCAGTAACAATTTGTGTTGTGTTGTTATATGCGGCTTGGTACCCTACCGCCACACTATTGGATGCTGTGGTATTATTTGCTAAAGCTCCAAATCCAAAAGCAGAATTATATCCACCTGTAGTGTTTGATGCCATTGTTTGTGTATTAGCACCATCATAACCACCAAAAGCGGCATTAGCTGTTCCTGTAGTGTTATTGCGTAATACATATTGACCAAAAGCAGAAATTAATCCACTTGTATTTGCAAATCCAGCAGATTGACCTACAGCAGTATTATAACTTTGCGTATTATTATAAAGTGCTAAGTAACCAACTGCTGTGCTATTAGAAGCAGTAGTATTTGATGCTAACGCACCTGTTCCAAATGCTGAATTATATCCGCCAGTTGTATTACTATACAAAGCCGCATTATTTACACCATCAAAACCACCCATTGCTGTATTGGATGAACCTGAAGTATTAAGTCTTAATGCAGAACGACCAAGAGCAGAGTTTCCGTTTCCTGTAGTAGCATAACCAGCTTGAAAACCCATAAACGTATTGTATGTAGCTGTTGTGCCTGTATAACCAGCTTGATAACCAATGGCTGTAAGTTCGCCTGTTGTATTAGAGTATCCAGCTTGATAGCCTATTGCTGTGTTGTTAGATGCTGAGCTATTTGCATAAAGAGCATTAAATCCAACAGCAGTATTATATGAACCAGTTGATGTAGATGCCCCAATTGCTTGATTACCAATAGCCACATTGTTTGAGCCAGTTGTTACATATTGACCAGCATTTACACCACCAAAAAAGTTTTGAGTTCCTGAAGTTACACCAACACCAGCTTGATAACCAATGGCAGTATTTGAATCAGCAGCACTATTGTAAAGAGCTTTATATCCTATAGCTGTAAGTGCTGTATTTGTAGCGTTCGTATACCCTGCTTGATAACCTACTGCTGTATTGTTAGAAGCTGTAGTATTAGACTGTAATGCATTTATACCAACAGCTGTATTATATAAACCTGTTGTATTTGAATAGAGTGAACCAGCTCCAACTGCTGTTATTTGACCTGTTGTATTTGTATAACCTGCCGCCCAACCTACTGCTGTACTATAAGATTGTGTAGTGTTTGCTTGTAAAGATTGATAACCAAAAGCTGAATTATAAGAACCAGTAGTATTTGCAACTAAACTATCTCTACCAGTAGCAGTATTATAGTTTCCTGATGTATTTGATGCCAATGAACCTCTACCTACTGCTGTGTTTGAAACACCTGTTGTATTACTTAAAAGTGCGTTAGTTCCTAAAGCTGTACTAAAAGAATCGCTTCCACCACCTAATCCAACAGTAAGACCATGAATAGATGCGTCATTCGCAGTTGTTAAGGTTGTTCCGTTAAAAGTTAAATTAGCACTATCTTGTAATAATCCACCTGTACCAGCATAGGTTACTCGACCACTTGTAAGTCCTGAGTCGGTAATAGAACTAAATGTTGCTGATCCTAAAGATGGCTGTACGTTTCCTGATGCGTCTAAATAAACTGCTTTCTCACTAGGATAAGTTACAAATACGTTCTGTGTTCCTGAAGCAAAGTTAACAGTAGAGCCAGCGTTAGATGACGATAAGACCGTTGTACGAGTTAATGTATTTCCTGAAGAAGCGTAAGTGCCCAGACCCACCTCCCAGTTCGCACCAGACTGGTCAGCAATTGTGTAGTAACAAGTATTGCCATTACCAATAGCGGCAGAGAAAGTCTGATAGCCTGTTACCGCACCTAATAGCGTAACCGCTCCTGTGCCTGGTGCTGCTGCTGTTTCTAAAACACGGTCTTTTAATGTCAACGCCATATGACGCTCCTAAAAATTAAAATCAAGAAGTTGCGGTAGTACTGTAACTTACAGAAACAGTATCACCTGCCGTAACTGCTTTAGCAACTGCAAAATTACCTTCTGAATATAAAACACCAGCCGTTGAACTTTGTGTACTAACAGCACCTGAACCTGTTACCAAGAAGCATCCATAAACTGTTCCGCCACCGCCAGTAATTGTATAAGTAATCGCTGTTGCTGAAGATGTAGTTACGTTAGATGGTGTTGAGCCTGACGAAGAAGACGCACCAAATACTGCCGTTCCACGAACTGCTGAACCACTAACTGTGTAGTTAACAAACTCTGTCCATGTATGTGAAGCCATTGTATCGGTAGCTGCAAATGTTGTACTGTTACCAATCAAACCTAAGAATGGTCCAACTGTTGTATATGTTCCTGATGTTCTTAATAAAGTATCCAGCATTAACTGTTTACCTACAGCAACAACTAAATTAGGAAACTCTTCTGTCCACTTTAAGTTACCGTTTGCATCACGGCACTCAACGTGGTAATGTCCTTCTACGCCCATTCCTTCAGGAATAGTTACATTTGCTTGTAAGGTTGCTACAGCGTTATCACCGCAGCTGGCTAATTCGTTTGTCATAATTTCTCCTAATCTGGACTGCTATAGTTAAGACTGCCTGTATTGGTTCCAATTGTTAATATTGCACTATTGTATGAAGCTGTTGGGAACTGTACTGTAAAACTAGTTGTGCAAGTTTTATCTGATCCAAAATTTAATACAAAACATGCTGCTCCTGTAGTTGCATTATAAATTAATGCTCCTCTTGTAGTAAAGGATGCTGGGTTCCAAACTGCATTATTAAACGATACATAACTTACATTATATTGTGTATTCTGTGTTGGAAATGTTGAAATAACTAAAATATTTCCACCAGCTGTATAACCAGTTCCAACCACTTCATTGACTGTTGTATATGTCGTTGTAGATTGCCCTAAATTAGCATTGGCATTATATAAAGCAATCTTATAAGTATATGGGCTAGAAACAGAAAAGTTTTCTAAACCACTTAAAAGGTTTTGTTGAAAAACTGTGCATGATGTTTGAACTATCATGAGATTACATTACCTTTAAGATTAGTATTTAATTTAGTCATTCCATCCCTGTACGCATCACCACGCTCCATACCATTACCAAGACGAATGGCTAATTGAAGAGCTTCTTGATATTTGTCTTCATAATATTTAACCATATCTTGTTCACCTTTCATAAAGATCATAGCCTCTCGCATAGATCCATATAAAAGAACTGGATCAAAGTTATCACCTAACCAACTTTGACCATTAGAATTATTAACTGTTACCACATTAAAACTAAATCCAGATGCAGTAGAACTACCACCTAAATAAGAAGTATTGACTGTTAATACGTCACTAGCATTATAAAAACTACCGCCATTTTGTAATTGAACAGAAGTAATTGAACCGTTTGTTCCTACTAATACATCACCATATCCACCAACGCCAGACTGATTACCACTTGTAGAATAATATTGAAAAGGAACATTAGGATAAAATCCTGGTATGTAGTTAGCTCCAGCACTTGTTAATGCTATGCTTAAAATAATTCCTTGAACAATTGATGCTGGATAATAAAAATAATGCAATTCAGCACCATAAGACATATCAGGTGTTGGTCCTAAAATTAACGATAACTCATTAGGATTAGAAAACTGATTACCA